TCCTACTGTTCTTTTTTTAGCTTGATAGTTGTATCTTATCTTAGAAGTATACAGACTGAGAGCCTGGTGTAAACGATTCACCGAGTCCATTCACAAGTATGACATGATAGTAGAGATCCGCCCCGAAGATGTTATCGACGACGCCATAACGTGTAAGCAAGCCTACACGTGGAGCGAAGTCATTCGGGCCGATTGTTCTCTGTACCATGACAGGAATGTACGGACAATAGATGATACCAGTATCGTAGAATTCTGGACCCTTGTAACCAAGGAGTGCATATTCAATACCAGAAGTACCACCGCTATAATAGCTAGGGTTATACTCACTGGTGTTTTGAACTTCAGTACGGGTATCACGGTAAACGTTAAATCTTCCACCAATTGAACCAACCTTGGCAATACCAACAGGTTGTGTATTCACGTCACCTTGAACAGGTACCCACTGGAATTCAGGGAGCATTTCAAGAATCGCGCATACACGAGGAGTTGCAACAATAAAGTTGGCAGCGCCTCTTCTGTTACGTACAGCAATACGATTGGCCTCAATGATTAATCTCTGATAGAAATCACGATTACGCTCTACTAACCAACGACCATCTGCAGAAGCAGGTGACCAGGTAGAGAAACGTTTGTGCCCGAGGGCAGCTTGAATCATTCTCATGAGCATTTCACGATCGATCTCAGCTTGGATCTCATACGACATAGCGTTTGTGATCTCAGCGTCAACATCGATTCCGTTCATGTTCTTGAGGTCTTGCTCGAGTTCAACCGACCAGCGCGCGCCTAAACGACGTGTACCAGCTTCAACGGCTGTTTTCTCGAACTTAACCTCCATTTGAGGAATGTTTCCAGTGATTTCGAAAGCAGAAAGTATCTGAGCTACACCTTTGTCCTGATTGGCAAATGTCCATGTTGAGGAATCACCAGCTTCTGTCCCAGATAATTCTGTGGAAGCAGCACCGGTAAAGCGGGTATCAAGTAATTGATAACCTGCCTCAGAACCTGCATCAGCTCCTACAGCCCCGGTATAACCGAGACCATTGCCACCTGCTCCTGCTTGGGTTTTACCATCAGTTCCAGTACCAAGGTACTCAGACTGATAGGCATAACGAAGAGCAAAAGCAAGTCCAACTGGACCTGACATAGGCTGTACACCTACGATCTCATTAGTGATAAGCTCAGGAAACGTACGACGAATCATCGGAATTAAGACTTTTGGTAAACGAGCATCACCTTGTGCATATGTATCACCAGAACTAGCCTGGCCTGCAGGGTTAAACACTGTGTTAGACACAGTAGCACCCTGACCGAGAGAACCTCCGTTAACGGAGGAAGACTCTTCAATGCACCACTTTTCCTGGTTCTCTAAGAGAACAGCAGTATTTAAGCGGGTATGGTCATCGTCAATAGCCTTAACGCTATCAGATGTATAATCAAGAACCGGAGCCCACTTCTCTAGAAGTACGTCCGCTCTATCTCTATCAATAAATGATTGTGGTTTATTCATAATTTAATTAATTTTCCTTTCTTTTCGACCTACATGGGAATAAATCCCAAGATACTCAGGTGACTAGCACCTCATTGTTCGGGGTTAAAATTACTTCATTCGTTGTAATTCCGAAAGATATGGGTTAGTTACCGGAGCGATCTTCTCTTCGATAACTGTAGGAGCATCAGCTTTTACTTTACGATTTGTAAATGCTTCCTCCTTGATTACATCAATTCTTTCTTGCTCTTTCTTATCAAATAAGCGCGCGGTGTAATCAAAATTCTCTTTAATAAAGGTTGGTGACTTATCACCTAACACTTTTCTAAGATACTCTTTCTTCTTGTCTTGTAGACCAGAAGTCTTTTTCTCTAAAAATAAGTCAGCTTGTGTAGTGTTGTAAGCTTCTTTAAGAAGGTTGTTCTCTTTCTCAACTTCATTAAGTCTTGCAGTAAGATCATCTATAGTATTTTTACCTTCCATAACAGCGCCTTTAACTGACTCTTTCATTAATGTAGAGTCAACAGCTAATACGTTTCTTAAGTTACTAAGTACTTCAGCAGCTGTTCTATTCTTAGTTGCTTCTTCGATTGCTTGTACTGGAACTGCCTCGTCGATATACTCTTCAATATAGTCTGAAATAGACTCTACTAAAGTTTCTTTAAATTGTGCAGCGCTATTGTTAATTTCATTTTCATACCTCTTAACAACCTTAATAAGCTTAGTCGCATTACTTGTATCGACTGCTTCTACTACCCTCTTAAGCTTACCGGTATGGTCTTTGTCAATAGCTGATACCAACTCTTCTAACTTCTCAGCATAAAGCTCATCTTGGTTAGTCAAAGCTGCTTCAACAGATAATTCGACCTTATCCTTGATCGCAGTTTCTATAGCATTTACAGACTCTTCTGTTAATACTTCTTGGAGTTCTTTAGGCAATAATTCGTTGTTCATAATTAAAAGAGTGGTTTTTCAGTTGCGGTATCGATTCTAGTCTTTATCTTGTCCTCAATGACGCTCTTCAAATATTTATTCGCCTGAGCGTAATTTTTGTTGGAAAGTTCTTCTATAAATTTAGAAATTTTATTTTTTTCTTCCATATTATTATTTAATG